TACCTATGAAAGTCGCACACCTAGCAACATCAATGATGTCTATGGGTGCTGTTGCGATTGATTCAAATGGTATCTACGAACTTCTTGATAATAACTAATAGGAGTGGGGGCTTCGGCCCCCATACTTTTATATGGCTTTAAGTACCCCTGCAAATAGTGCGATTGATATATGTAGTAGAGCTTTGATTCTTGTTGGCGCAGAGCCAATTACTTCTTTTGAAGATGATACAACTGAAGCCCTGATTGCAGGGAATATGTATGAGGATATAGCTAGGACTAATCTTACTTCTACAAGATGGAGATTTGCTACTAATCAGGCTATCCTAAATAGACTAACCGATGAACCTACTGGCAGGTTTAGCTCGGCATATCAGTTACCAGATTATCTTTTTGTTCATGCGGTAACTGTAAACGATTTTCAAATTCAATATAACATATATGGAAATAAAGTATTTTGTGATGCAAGTGTAAACGATCAACTGATTGCTGACTATACATATAGAGCTAGTGAAGTTGATTGGCCTTCTTACTTTTCTCTTTGTGTTGAATATGCAATGGCAACTGTCTTTGCTACTGCATTAATAAGAGACACAGCATTATCATCTTTAATGTCAACTCAGTATGATTTTCTTATAGCAAAAGCTAGATCAACTGACTCACAACAACAAACAACTAGAAAAGTTACAACATCGAGGTTTATTACAAATAGGCGTAGTTAATGCAAAAAGCACGAATACCAATCACAAACTTTCAATATGGTGAGATAAGTCCGTCTTTGGTTTCGAGGACGGATTCCGCTATTTATAACTCTTCAGCACAATCAGTTAAAAATTTTTTTATTAGAACAGAGGGTGGTGTAGCTAAACGTGGTGGCTTTCAAGCATTACATGACTTTACAGCAATTACAGAAAACACTTCTATACGTCAGCAAGTAAGACTTATACCATTTATATTCTCAGATGATGAACAATATATTATAGCTTTCTCTCATCAAAAATGTGAAATCTTTTTTATAAATCCAGTAACAGGTGCATTAACTTTAGCAACAACTTTAACTCAAGATATAAATGCAGCAGCCTTACAATGGGATGAAGCATATTTGCATGAAATGACATATGCACAAGGTGGCGATGTTTTATTTGTTTGCCACAATACTTTTATGTGTCAGCAAATAATAAGAACAGGATTAAATAGTTTTCAAGTAGAACAGTTTAATTTTCAGCTTCAAGCAGGTGGTGCTAGAATTTACCAACCATATTATCATTTTCATCCTACTGGTGTAACTCTAGATCCTTCTGCAACTACAGGTAACTCTATTACTTTAACAACTAGCTCACCATATTTTGATACTACAGGTAAACATGTTGGCATAAGTTTATTATACCATGACTCTGAAATTTTTATAACTTCTGTTCAATCTAGCACTCAAGCAACAGGTAGAGTAGTTGATGAACTTTTTGTTGAGCTTGATCCTAATGCAATTAGAACAACTGATGGAACATCTAATTTAGAAATTACTCATATAAATCATGGCATGAACCAGAATGATACTATTACAATTAGAAACGCAACATCTGTTGGCGGTATTGCTCAAGGTAATATTAATGGTAGTAGAACAATAACAACTGTTTTAGATGAAAATAGATATGTTGTTTCTGCAAGTGGATCAGCAAATACATCTGAAGATGGTGGTGGATTTATACAAGTTGTTACTCATGCGCCTACTACTGAGTGGATGGAACAATCATATTCTCAGTTAAGAGGCTATCCTGCTGCTGTTGGTTTTCATGAAAACAGGTTGTGGTTTGGTGGTACTTTGTCTCAACCTGATACTGTTTGGGCAAGTAAATCTGGTTTGTACTATAACTTTGATATTGGCACTGCTAAAGATGATGATGCTTTAGAACTTGTTATGAGCATTGGTGAAGTAGCAACTATACGTCATTTTGTTTCTAATAGAGATATACATATTTTTACCGCAGGATCAGAGTTCTTTATTCCTACATTTGAAAACCAACCTATTACTCCAACTAACGCTAGAGTAAAAAGACAAACTGCATTTGGTTCTACATTTGTTAGACCTCAAGCTTTTTATGGTGCAACAATCTTTGGTCAGATTGGCGGTAAGATGATACGTCAGTTTGTATTTGATGATAGTGAGCAAGCATATAAAGCAGATCCTATATCATTACTTTCTTCTCATTTGATAAGCGATCCTGTTCAAATGTGTGTAATTAGTGGTGCTGTAAACACAGCTGAGTCATTTGTTTTTGCTCAGAACTTTACTGGTGAGATAGCTGTTTATAATCTGAACAGAGTTGAGGGTGTTGCAGGGTGGACAAGATTTGAAACAAATGGTTCTTTTCATTCTGTTACTGCTATTGGTAACAGGGTTTTTGCTATTATTAAAACCAATCTTGGATCAGGTACAAACAGTTTTGTATTATCTGAATTAAATCAAAACGTCAGTTTAGATCTAGGAAATTTATATACTGGAACGGCAGGAGTCTTTACAGTATCAAATTATTTTGAAGATGGTGCAGAAGTTGATGTGATTAGTGCAACTGATTACTTAGGTAAGTTTACTGTATCTGGTGGTCAGATTGATGTATCTTCTGTAGATAGTTCTCTTACAAGTTGTCAGGTAGGTTTTGGTTTTGATGTAGAGTTAAAGACTAATCCCATAGATGTTAATACTGCTATTGGTCCAGAAACAGGACAACCTAGAAGTTTAAGTAGAGTTATACTTGATATGTCAGAAACATTATCTGTTTCTGTAAACAATAAAAAATTAATTATTAGAAAAGTAAACAATGACTTTAGCCAACCAAGACAGGCAGTTACAGGTAAACGAGAGTTTTATTTGCTTGGTTATAATAAAGATCCACAGGTGACAGTAACCCAAACTGCACCTATGTTTATTCAAGTTAATGGTATAGTTGCAGAGGTATCGTTCTAATGGGTATTAATCCTCTTACTGTTATTGCTACAGGTTTAAGTTTAATTGGTACAAAGAAGTCTTATGATGCACAAAGAGCAGAAGCAAAGCGCAGAGCAGAGATAGGTGTCTTTGAAGCAAGGCAACATGTAAGTGATTTGTTTCTTACTAAGGCTCAAGCAATAGATGAATCTAATAGACGTATTAGAGACATGCAGGTTGCTGAATCTCAGAACATTGCTTTCTTTAGCGCGTTAGGTAGAGAGGACAGATCTGTTGGTGCATTCTTAAAAGAAAATAGAAGAGTTGCATCTGAAGATTTAGAAACAATAGAAAGAGGTGCTGAACTGCAAACTGCAAAATTAGCTACAGCTTCTTCTGTTGCTTATAAGTATGGGCAAGGTGCATCAGCAGGTATAAAGGCAGAAGCAACTGCAAATCTTATTACAGGCATTATGGATATTGCTAAGAATCTAGATCCAAAGTTTTTTAAAGGAACTGGCTAAATGGGTGTTATTGCAGGAAAAAGACAAGTAGGTAGCATTGGTCCTGTTGGGGTTATTCGACAGCAAAGCAGTAATCAATACCAAAGAATAGCTGCTGCTACAAATAAGTTAACAGAATTAGCTATTGGTGAAATGGGTAGGCAAGCTGCTATTAGTGGTGAGCAACTTGCTCAAGAAGAAAACATATCAAAAATTACGACTCTTGATCCTATTACAAATAAACCAGAAGCACTTAGTTGGGTAGAAGATAATAGTTTCTTAGGTCGTGTAGGTAAAGAAGCATATGAAGAAACAATAGCTAAACGGTTTCAATTTGAAATTGATAATCAGTTAAAAATAAAAGCCAAAGAACTTGCTATAAAATATCAAGATAAAGATGGTGGTGTAGAGTTATTTAAGGATCAAATGCACCAGTATATTGATAGCATGGCAACTGGTTCTGAGGCTACTGGCTATAGTAATTATATTATGCAATCAGGTGTAGCTCTTACAACTACAACAAGTCTTAACCTTATGGACAAGGCGGCAGCAAGAGAAAGAACAAAAACAACTTCTGTAATTGTTACTGGTCTTGAGGATCAGTTAGATGCATTAGAAACATTAGTATCTAATGGAGATCTTGATAGAGCAGATATTATTAGAAAAGATATAATATCAACTTCAGAAAATGCTTTTGCATCAAGTCATTTTACAAGAGAAGAAGCTAGGGCTTACAAAAAAGCTGCTGCGCTTTCTTATGCAAGAGGTTATCTACGTGATAAATTAGTAGGTTTAAACTCAGATCAAATTTCTAATGTTTTAAATTCTTTAGTTAGTGGAAACTATGACAGTTTAAATGAAGAACTTAATGATGCAGAAATACAAGTTTTATCAGGTGCGGTTGAGTTCTTAACAAAAGACATTGAAGTAAATGGCGAAACTATAACAACTGTAGATTATGATGCTATTAAATCATTATCAACTTTTGTTGAAGGTCAGTATCAATCTGTAAAACTTGCTGAAGATAGGCGTGCAACTGAGGCTCTTCTTGGCACAACAAAATATGACACAGCTATAAATAATTCTAGAGGTGTTGGTCCAGAGGTATTAGACTCTTCTGATTTTCCTACTGAAGATTCTAAGATTAATGAACTCAAGAATAGGTATGATGCAACTGAAACTTTATTAAATGATAGAGAATTAAAAGACCCTGTTTTACGTCAAGGTATTCCTTCTACAGATCAAGAAAAGCTAGACGTTAGAATGAGAATGTCTTTTGGTTTATTAATTCCTGCATATGAGTGGCTACAAGACAATACAGATTTATCACCACCAGATATAGTAAAAGCATTACAAGAATCCTACGATACAGGTAACACAGGGCGTAACTTTGGAAGCCTTATAAAAGGCGATGCTCGTGTAGCTATGGAAGTAATTAAACATCTTAAAGCACAAACAGGTGGTCTTAACGATCCTCAAATGGACGAGTTTATTACAGGTTTAGGACAAGTTGATATAAGAAATAGTGAAAAAGCTAAGATTCAAGAAGAAGTTAAAGTTAATGAAACTATTGAAAATTTTATTCTAAATCCAGTAGCTAACTATGATGAAGCTATAAAATATATAAATGCATCATCTTTAAGCCAGCCTCAAAAGAATGCAAGAACAACAGAGTTAAATGTAGCTAGAGCTAATGTTATTTTAAATAATGCAATACAAAGAGACTCAAGTATTACTTCAGATAAAATTGTTGATGCAGCAACATATGCAAGTATGGGAATAGAAAAAGAATCTCTTACACCAGAACTTAAAGCTGCTGTTGATGAATCTAAAGAATATTTAAATGATGGTCAGATTTCATCATTGCTTTCTACAAAAGCTACTAGACTAAACTCAAGTGAAGCTAAAGCTAATGTTGGCTCTGCAAAAAGAGAAGCGCAAAACGCAATACTTAGTGGTCAAACATTAGCCAATACTGCATCAAATAAAGAAGCTGCCGAAGAACTTATTGTTAATTTTTCTGGTGGTATGACTGCAACAGAGTTTTTTTTAAGTGACCAAACATTTGCAACTAGGCCAGATGGTACACCTCAAAACCCTGCTGCTCTTGCTCTTATGCAATCAATTCATGCAGGAGTTCTTCCAACAACCTTAAACACTCTACTTAAAAATCTTGCTGATGGAGTGCCGACACAAAATCCAGATCAGGCACTAAACTTATTAACATTATATAAACAGTTTTCTTCTCAGCCTAAAGGCGGTTTACCTCAAGTAAATATAATATCTCATTTACTTGGAAAAGAAACATCAGCAAAATTAGAAGCAATAGTTACTGCAAGATTAATGACTAATGAATCAGTTAATGAGATTGCAAAAAGATTAGCTGATACAGATTTAGAAGAAGTTAAACTTAGTATGAAAAGAAAGTTTGGAGATAAGCACAGTAAGCCTGAGTTAACTGTAAATGATTTTGTAGCTTTAGAAGTTCCTGATGCTAAGAACAATTCTCAAGCAATAAAAATGCTAGGCTCTTATGCTTTGTATATGGGTTCTCTTGGTATGAGTGCTGACAGTATAGGTGAAAATTTAGATATTTATTATAACAGGATGTTTTCAAATACAGAGGGTTATGTAATAGATGCAGCCTCTGAAAGCGGTCAAAAGTCTAGATATTCTTTTAATCATATTTTTACAGACGCTAGTGTAAAAGAGTTTTTTGTTGAAAAAGTAAATAAAGAGTTAATGGATATTCTTCCTAATGGTCAATCATTAATGATTTCTACTGACGATAATCCAGTATCTAACAGAGCTTATCTTATGCCAATAGGTGTAGATCAGGGCGGTGGAGTTAGGTTTATGGTCGTTATGAATGACAATGGTAATTACATTCCTGTTGTTGGTAAAGCAGGTTATCCTGTTGGATTTTCTACAGGAGAAAGTGATGTTGTAGATTTTGCAAAAAGTATCAATAGAGAAAAATTTATGAACACTTACACACTGCAAGAAATTAATGCTATAAGAGAAAGCAAGATAGCAGGTGATGAAATCCAAGAAGGATTATCTACTGACGTAGATGAAGGCTATGTTCTTCCAGAAGAATATGAGGACTCTCCATATGCAGGAGCAGGTCAGTAATGGCAATCAATGTTTTATTTTCTGAAACTCAATTAGGTGCTTTAGATAATTTTAAAGCAGAAGAAAGAAAGCCTAAGTTTTTTGAACTTGTTGGTGCTCAGTTAGGATACACATATCAACCTATTATTAACCAAGCTAGAAACCAAGCAAGATTTGGTGATGTTGAAATGGATTTTAGTTATGATCCTAGACCAGACATAGAAGGCTATGAGGAATATTTTGATACATTAGTACATGCTAAAAATGCAGAACATATGAGTGTCCTTAAATCTCAATTATTTGAACTTGAAGATAATAGGGAAACTATGGGAAGAGCAGGGTTCTGGATGAACATGGGGGCAGGGTTTATTGATCCTGTTAATCTTGTAGCCTTACCTTTTGGTGGTCCTACTATTGGACTTGGAAGATCAGCTCTTAGAGGTACTATTGCAGCAGGTACAACACAAGCAGGGCTAGAGTTATTAAGAGCACCTTATGATCCTACTGGTACAGCAGGAGAAGCAGCATTAAACATTGGAGCAACAGCTGTATTTGGTGCATTGTTAAATAGTGCAATTAGTATTCCATTAACTAGAAGAGCAGCAGCTTATAGAAAGATGGAACAAACTCATAAAGAGTTTCTTGAAGCAGCAGGAGTTTCTGAACAGGTTGGTAAGTTAACACCAGAAGATTTAATTAATGCTCGGGCAAGAGACGAAAGAGCTTTTGCAGGTAAAGGTACAAAAGATTTAGAAGCTGAAATTAAAGCAAACGAAGGTACGATCTTTGGTGTAAATAAAAGAATAGAAGAGATAGACCAATCTCTTAAAGATGATTCTTTTTCTGCGGAAAAGGTTGAAGAATTAATTAAAGAACAAACTGGTTTATTAAGAATTAAGTCAGAAGCACAAGACTCTATTGATATTGTTAATCGTGAACGTGCTTTAAGAGGTGTAGAAGATGCTAGGATTGCAGGAGTAAAAGATCCTTATGATATTGCACCTAATTTATTTATCAACAGCCCATTCTTTAAGTTTGTACCAACGCCAATAAAAACTGTACTGCAATCTAAAATAGATAACAGTGCTAAGAAAGCAATGCTAATGCTTGGTGGCGATAGTGGTTTACTTCTTAATATGAATAAACTGGGCATATCTATTGGTCCTTCTATATATCAAAAAGCTAAGATTATGGAAGGAGAATGGGTACAAGTAAATAATAATCTTATTAATCATTGGGCTAATAGTTTAGGTATTAAAGAACCTAGTAGACCTCTTGGTATTAATACAAATGATATTATTGAAAGAAGTGCAAATTTTAAAAACAAAATATTTAAGAAACCACCTAGCGGTAGAAGTTATAGAGAATGGCTAACAGAGGTTAATCGTAAAAGAGTTAATGGTGTCAAAGATCTTACACCAGAAGAACAGTTAGCTGTTGATGCTATGAATGTATTTTACAAAAGGTGGCAAGATAGGCTTGAGGAAATAGGTTTACTTGGAAATACATTTAACATTTCAAATAAAATTAGAGTTCAAGAAATAAGATTAAAAAGGTATCAAGAAAAATTAGCTTCTTGGACAGAAAAAGAACGAGCAGGTAAATTAGTTGGATGGGCAAAGAAAAATAAAAAAAGCCCTGCTGTTGTTACAAGGCTTTACGAAAGAAGAATTACAGAACTTACTGCTGCTATAGACGAAAATAGATTATCTCTTGAGAATATTCCCAAAGGAAAACTTCCTGCTAATGAAGATGTGTTTATGCCTAGATATTGGGATATAAATAAAATTAAAAAAGACAGAAAAGCTTTAGAAAAAATATTAGTTAATTGGTATGCAAAAAATAATACTGTTTTTGTAAAACAGAATAACAAGTTTGTTGCTAAAGAATTAGCTACAGATGATGATTCTTTAGCTAAAAGAGCAAAAGAAACTGTTGATAATATACTTGGGATTAAAGACATAGTTGATCCAGAACAAATATCTTATGGGTTT